AGAGAGCGTCATGCCATCGGCCACTGAGCGAGTTACTCCCATCCCACAGGCCCCGGCAGTGAATCAACCTCACGTCGCACCTCCGGTGGATGATGACGAGTGGTGTAGGTAAAAATCTTCGAGAAAATAATGTAAATATGGGGAAAGGGAAACCTTTCCCTTTTTTATTTCTGGAGATTTAATGTCGATTCATAAAAAACATGGAGCTTTTAACGATCTATATCAAAATAGGCATTCTCTCTACCTGATGTACATAAATGCTATAAGCGTTTTTAATGAAAATGATCATTTAGTTCAGTTATCTCAAGTGATTTTTGAATTGGTGGGGAAAAGATATAATTTACAAGATATAAGTCACATCAACGAGGCAATTTCAAAACTAGAAAAATTCAGACAGGTTCAAAAGAATAATCTAACTAAACTGGTAAATGCTGGAATTGATTATAAAAAGGAATATAACAGCATAGTTGCTTCTATAATAGGACTTAGGTGCATTGAGGTCGTCCGATATAACATATCTGAGTCTGATTATGCTGAAGTTATTGAATATGAAACGGACGAATCTAATCCAGATGGTAGAGCTATTCGATCATTGCGAATTGCAGAGAATGAACTACTTAAAACCATGTACGAGTTGTCAAATAATCGATTCAAATGTGAAGCACTTTGTAAAATTTCCAAGTCTATCTGCAAGAGGCTACATCGTAGACGAGAAACGCTTCGACAGGGCACCTAGATGCTACAATCATCTTATGGAGAACGATGGTGTCTTCGTACATTCATGGAATCATGTAGTAACTACACCTCCAGCCAAATTCAAGGAATATCTTGACAAATTTGGAGTTGAGGGTATTGAACAAAAAGGTCGAAAGTTTATCTTCAGATGTCCTATTTGTGGAGATTCTGAGAAGGTAAAGACAAAGCGACGTGGTTATCTGATCACTAATATGGATGGCAATGGAGCAATTGGTTGCCATAATTGTGGATATAAAAACTCCTTTGGTAAATTCCTGAAAACGGAGAACAAGGAATTATATCGAGCATGGGTTCAAGATGTATTCATTGGGGTTTCATTGAATGAAAAAGTCGCTGAGGAGAATGAAAAATATGAAGAACAACCATTAGAGGAAGAAATAGTTGACTATTCATTATTCCTTCCATTGACTAAAGTCAGCAATTCTATTACATACAAAAAAGCAATGGAATTTGTATGTAGTCGTAGGATACCAAAAAAATATGCTAGGAATTTTCTATATTGCGAAGAAGGTAGATACGCAAATCGAGTAATCATACCTCACTACAATAAAGATATGTCGTATAAGCATTTTGAAGCAAGAGATTTAAGACCTCATCCATGGGTTAAATATTTGTATCCATATAACTGGAAACCAAATAACTACAATTTACCGAATCTTGATCTCGGTAAAGACTATTTCGTATTTGAAGGTGTGATAGATAGTCAATTTCTAGATAATTCATCCGCTTGCGGAGGCGCTCAGAAATTTGATTTTTTCTTTGGAGAAATACACAAGTCACTACACCGAAACGGAATAGTTTTTGCAGACGGCGACGAAGATGGAATTAGAGTTGCTTTCAAATTTCTGAAAAAAGGTTTCAGAGTTGTCAAATGGACGAGCAAAATGCTCAACTGGAAAAAAGGTGTACACGATCTCAATGGACTGATAATGTCTGGGTTTTTCAAACCAGAAGAATTCAATGCAGATGGAACCTTGAAAACTGAAGCAATCATGAAATATGTAATTTCTCCGACTATTGGAGAAATCTTGAGTTTCCAGATGGATTCGCTGACACTTGGAGTAAACGTACTAGAAAGGAAAAAGAATAATGTTGAATCTGCTAGAGAAGAACATCAAAATAATTGGTTTACATGGTAAGGCTGGGTCGGGTAAGGACTTCATTGCAAACGAATGTTTGAGTGACTACTTTAAGTTTGCACTTGCAAATCACTTCAAGATTGATGTTGTGCGAAAATACATATTCACGTATGAGGAGGTATTTGATACAAAGCCATCTCATGTTAGGCATAGATTACAGCAGATAGGAACTGAAGAAAACCGTAACGTGTACGGAGAAGACACTTGGGTTGATGCCGCAGAAACATGGCTTCATTCAATATACAAGGCTAATCGAATAGATAAGTATGTGATAGCTGACATTCGATTTGATAATGAAGCAGAATGGATCAAGCGTAAGGGCGGAATCGTAATTCGAGTAGATTCGAATAGAAATCGAAGCGGAATGGACGAGCAGGCTCTTCAACATTCATCAGAAGCAGGTGTTCGTGAGGACCTGATCGATCATGTGATCATCAATGACATTGGAACAGATGTAGAATCTCTCAAATGGCAAATCAACCAAATCAAGAAATGGAATAATCTATGAGCATCAACACTATTCTATTTGACCTAGACAACACCCTTGTAAGGTGCATGATCTATTATACTTTTACTCGCAAGAATATCTACAAGATTCTTTCGAAGGAAAGTGGATTCACTATAGATGAAATTGAAAGTATGTTCGATGAGCAGGAATCCGAGCGAACAAAAAAGAAGGATGGATTCACCAAAGACGCACTGCTGGATTCTGTTAATAGTGTAAGAGTTAGGATCTATTTACGACTCAAGGAAGATAATCCAGAGAAGGCCAATGCTTTCTATGAATCAGATGCACCCCTTAAACTAATACAGTTTGCGGCTGATGTTTATGAAGCGCCATACACTATGTACACTGACGTAATGAGCAATCTAAAGATACTTAAAAATCGTGGGATTTCTATGTATGTGGTAACAAAAGGAAGTTTCTATGGACAATCTAGAAAGGCCGCAATGTTAGGTGAAATGTTTGATGGATTGTTCGTATTACCCCACAAAGATGTTGCTACGTGGAACGGTGTAATTGAATCAATGCAATTAGATCGCACTACTACAGTAGTAGTTGGCGATTCTATTAAAGATGACATAAACCCCGCAATATTAAACAAAATGAGGGCTATACGAATTGATCGACACTCAACCACATGGGTCGGAGATCCATTAACAGAATCCTTAGAAAAAGTGGCTGTTATTGAAACATTAGACGAACTTGTTGCGATGTTAACAGTGGATTAGTTGTTCTGCGAATAGGAAGAAACACACGACAATACCGCCAGAAGCGTATATTGACGAAAACCTTAGAAACATCCTGAAGGTGATTGGGATTATCCAATAATATAGGTTTTTTGTTAACATACTATCATGAGAATATTAGGATTAGACTTAAGCATCACCTCTCCGGGATTTTGTATCATGGAAGTTGATGATAACTATGAAGTTGTCAAAATTGACTTACACGGCTTCACTAAGACCGATAAGTGGGTTTGGGAGGGAGAAGGATTAATCATCCATAAAATTCCAAAAGACTATGATTCTCACCCCCCTCATTACAGACCTTTTATGATATACGAGATCATGAAACCTTACTTAAAAGACATTGACTATATAGCAGTCGAAGATTATGCTTTTGGAGCTAAGGGTAGAGTCTTCGACATTGCAGAATCATCAGGGGCATTGAAGAATATTTTCTACTCCATGAAAATCCCAATGAAGAAATTCCCACCCATGACAGTGAAACAGTGCGCAACTGGGTCTGGCAGTGCCGATAAGGTGATGATGGGTCTAGCATTTAATCAAAGAGTCACCGATAATCTAATTAATACATACTTTTACAAGTTAACAGAATATGCATCGCCAGCAAGTGATTTAGTAGATGCATTTTATATGGCAAATACTCTTAGATTAGAACTGTCGTATAGAAACACTGGAATGTTCCCAAAAACTACATTTGCTAGAGTTGAAGATGCCACATGTGCAATAGTCACTGGTAAGAAATCATCAAAGACTAAGCCTGCAATTCTACATAATTTTATAGAATTTGGTAAAAAATATAAATAAATCTATGGGACGACCTCGTAGAAGCCTTGAAGAATTCATATCTAAGTGTATTTCAGTACACGGATTGAAGTATGACTATAGTTTAGTCGATTATGTAAATTCTAATACTAGAATCAAGATTATATGTAAAGTGCATGGAGAATTTGAGCAGTTTCCGTTTATACATATGAAGGGCGCAAAATGCCCTAAATGTGCAAATGAAGATAAGAAATTATCGACAGTAGATTTCATAGAAAAAGCAAATAAGATACACGCCTTCAAGTATACATACGATAATACATTATATGTTTCTAGTAAGGAAGATGTTCTAATCAGATGCAACATTCACGGAGATTTTTTACAGACTCCAAATACTCACTTAGACGGACACGGATGCCCTAAATGTAAATCAACATTAACGGGTGATCTAACCCGCAAAACAACAGATGATTTCGTCTTAAATTCAATTAGAGTACATGGAAATTTGTATGATTATAGCAAAGTTCAATACATTAATAATAAGAAAAAAGTAGCGATCATCTGTAAAGATCATGGGGAATTTTACCAAACACCTAACTGCCACCTTAAGGGCAATAAATGCCCCCATTGTAAAAAAAGTAAGAAGAAGACTATTAATGAGATACTGGAACTATTCAAAAATATTCACGGAGAGAAATATGATTATTCTAACGTAATATACAAAAACATGAATACTAAGGTAATAATAGAATGCCCTCTACATGGCAAATTTGCACAAACACCGGCAACCCACATCAACCAACGACATGGATGTCCTATATGTAGAATGTCTCACGGAGAATTAAAGATATATAGATACCTAACTGAAAGATCCGTTGAGTTCAAGCCTCAATATGGTAAATTAGGAATAAAGCACATAGGAACTCTAAAGTTTGATTTTGCCGTAAGAATTAATGGTAGAATTGGCGTTATTGAATATAATGGTGTACAACACTACAAGGAAGTCGAAGGATTCAAAGATTTTGAAGGAATTCAGATTAGAGATTCTATAAAAAGAATTCAATGCAGTAATAGAAAGATTCCTTTACTTGTTATTGCATATTCTGACTTTAACCACATTGAGACTAAGTTAGAAGAATTTCTCGACAGTCCTGCATTTAATGACGCTCCTCGGGTAGAACCACTATACACAGGTTCAAATAAATAACTACATGATTGATTACCTTGAATTACTAGAAGAAGATGTAAACCCTGACGATATTGATGTATCGTCAATTAAATTTCACAGTGAATTGAATCCTGTACTATGGGCTAAGGTAGAAGGTGAATATTATCTAAGAGATGAGGTCAAGAAGAAACTAATTGCGATTGCGGATAAATTCTCTGATTTCATTAGGTATAAAGGATCTAAAATAGATATTAAAGATGTTGTATTAACTGGATCTAATTGTAATTACAACTATACCCCTACGAGTGATTTAGACATACATTTAATGGTTGATTATTCTAGTGTGGGGGAAGATCCTGAATTAGTATCTGAATATTTAAGGAATAAGAAAGTATTATGGGGTTTGAAATACGATATTAAGGTTTCAAATATATCGGTAGAATGTTATTCTTCCGAACATGACGAGAAATTAGTTAAAGGTGCAGCTTATTACAGCCTAATGAATAGCGAATGGATAGCTAAGCCAGATAGAAAAAATATGGTTATCGATTTATCCGCTGTTAGGGAAAAGGCCGCTGAGTTAATGGATATGGTAGAGAGAGCCGAAACCGCTGAGCAAATTGATAAATTGAAGACTAGACTAAGAAAAATGAGATATACTGGATTACATTCTAGTGGTGAATTCTCGGTAGAGAATATTGCATACAAGATTCTACGGAACAACGGCACCCTAGCCAAGATGAAGAGCCGCCTGCAAGCTCTAGAAGCCATTTAGTCTGCTATCATAGTGGTATGACACTAAGACATGTTGTAGTAGACGTAGGTGGACTCTCTTACTGGCAACTTCATTCACTTGCTAGTAATTTCAACTGTGATCAATTAGGGCTTCCTAGAGAAACAATTCTCGCAATGGAATCCGAAAACGGGTTTAATCAGTGGATATATAATGTCAAGATGGAAATTCTCGATATTATCAAATCATTTAATCCTGATTATCTAACATTGGCTTGCGATGGCAAGAATTTATGGAGAAAAGACATTTATCCTGAGTATAAAGAAAATCGTAAGGCTAATAAGGCTAAAATTCCAATTGATTGGAATTTATTTTATAAGACTCGCGATAACTTGATGCTAGATATTGAAGCAAATATGCCAGTTAAGGTAATTTTGCTTGATAGAATTGAAGCAGACGATATTGTTGCTATTCTAGTAGAAAAATTACATGCAACGCAGGAAATAATCGCACTATCCAACGATAGTGACTGGCATCAATTGTTCAAATATCCAAATTTTAGAGCTTTTAAGCTAAACGAGACAAGTAAATATTCAGCTTTGAATCGTGGACCGGAGGGTAGGGTTGAAATAATAGGCGTCGATCCCATTAGACTCATCCAAAAGAAGATTTTAATGGGTGGCGATGGAGATA